GAAACGTAACTTATAGAACACCAAAGTTTTTAAAAAAACCTAATTTAAACCAATCAAGATTTGAGTTCATTCATCAACTTGTTACTTCACTTGCTTTGCATGGTAATGCATACGTTCTTGTCGATCGTGACACGGCTGAGCGTCCAATTGCCATGTCTATAATTCATCCGGACAAAGTAAAAGTTAACATCAAAAACAATGAAAAATTATTTTCTTTTAATGACCGTATGTATACAAAACATAACATTCTGCACTTTACCTGGTTCACACATCCAGGTTCTCATGTAGGTGTCAGTCCACTGAAAACGCAAAAGAACACGATTGGAGTTGCATTAGCAATGGAGCGGCACATTGGGCAGTTCTATGGACAAGGTGCGACTCCATCGTCTATCCTTGAAACTGACCAGGCAATGACAAAAGAACAAGCTGAAGTATTGCAAGCTACCTGGACAGGAGCTCATAACAGAAACAGAAAGCCAGCGGTTCTTACGGGTGGTTTGAAGTGGAAGGCTATAAGTGATGCTGCTGGTGATGAACTTGTAAAAGCAAGGGATCAAATTGTCAAAGAGATTGCTCGTGTTTATAGAATTCCAAGTTATTTAATTCATGCTGATGGATCAAGTGGACTTTATTCTAATGTTGAGAGTTCCGGTATCCAATTTGTTAGACATACCCTACTCCCCTGGTTATCCAGGATTGAGGAGGGGTTCTCAAGCCTTTTGCCTGGAGCATCGTATGCAAGGTTTGACGTGTCTGAATATAACCGTGGGGATCGTGCCACAACAATCCGAGCAGCTCAAACTGCAATAAGTTCAGGTATATTTACCCCTAATGAAATCAGACAACAACTTGATTATGAACCTTACGAGGGTGGTGACAACTTTTACATTGGACTTCAAGGAGCACCTGTTGGACCTGATATTCCACCTGTTGGCACAGATTCAATTCAGCCTGAAATCCAAGATGAGGAAACTAAGGAGGGCTAATGCCTTACTCGATTGTCCGAGACCATGAGGATTGTGACGGATTTGGTGTTGTCAAAGATGACGATAATAAATTAATGGGTTGCCATGACTCTAGAGAAAAAGCAAAAAAACAAATAACCGCACTTAATATTGCCGAGGCAGAGTCGGGTGGTTATCGTCAAGCTGACCCTGATAATGACATTTATAAAACTCAAGAAGAGGCTGAAGCAAAAGCAAAAGAGATTGGTTGCGTTGGTTCTCACACTCATGAGATTGATGGTGTTGTTTATTTTATGCCTTGTGAAAAAATGAGCGATTATGAAGAGATTACTGGGATGAAACATTCGAGTGATGATGATTACACTTTGACTGAAAGACAGGAGTCTGAACCTGCACCTAAAAAAGACCAAATTGAAGGGTCAAAAACAAACAAGCCAGGAAGTGCATCCGGAAAGTCAGGATCCATAAAATTTTCTGAAGGAACTGAAAAGTCAATTGCGACAATTGTTGAAAACCATAACGAGGAAATAAATTCAAAGGGCATGGCGACATGGCGACGTTTAAGGACTCCAACTGCTAAGGCTGTAGTTCGACGAGGCTTTGGAGCGTTTTCTGTATCTCATCGGCCTGGGGTATCTAGGAATGCCTGGGGACTTGCTCGTTTAAAAGCATTTGCTTATTTATTAAAAAACGACCGACCTAAAAATCCAAAATATGTCGGTGACAATGATTTACTTCCTGAGGCTCATCCAAAGCACAGCAAAAAGAAAGATAAAGAAAAAAATAGTTTCAGGCATGATATAAAGGTACCAGCTTTTATTAAAAATAATGCTGCTCGTGGTTTAGAAAATTTACAATTTGCCGGTCAAGGTTTGACTGAAAAAACAAAAAGAGAGGCACGCATGATGCGTGATGGTGATGTATCTCATGATAAAGCACTTCGTATGGCCGCTTGGTTTGCTCGTCATGTTACTGACCTGGAGGGTGAGGGTGCTAAAGAGTTTTTAGCTGGTGAGACCGATCGCATGAGTCCTGGACAAGTTGCTTGGCTTTTGTGGGGTGGTTCTTTAGCTGCTGCCACCAGGATGGATGCTATGCGTTGGGCTGAGCGTCAAGTTGCCCGTCATGAAGGCGAAAAAAACTCTAGGCCACAACCTGTTTTACAATCGGCAGGTATTATTAAAGCAATGAGCGAAAGTAAAGAAACAAGATATTTCGAGTTGCGAGCTGAGGCTGCAATCGATTCTGAGGACTTAGTATTCACGGGGTATGCATCTGTATTTAACTCCCCTTATTCTGTAGCAGACTCTCGAGGTGTTTATAATGAAATTGTAAACCCTGGAGCGTTTTCTAAAACTTTAAATGAACAAGACGATGTTAAGTTTTTAATAAATCATGATGGGATCCCATTGGCTAGAACTAAGTCCGGGACCCTGGAACTTCGAGAGGATGAACATGGTTTATTTGTAAAGGCTGAGCTAGACGAAGCCAATCCTAGAGTTGCTGAAATATCATCCGCTCTAAAAAGAGGGGATCTCTCAGAGATGAGTTTTGGATTCCACGCTATCAAAGATGAGTTTTCTGATGGTGGCGAAACTAGAACGCTCAAAGAATTGCGTCTGCTTGACGTATCAGTTGTTACTTGGCCAGCTAACCCTGCGACAGTCGGTAAAATCCGAGGAGTCGATTTGGGAGAGTTGCAGTCTACTCTTGCTGAAGTAAGAAATGATGAAGCAACAACTGACCAAGCTGACAAAATAAAAGAAGTAATCGGTCAGTTATCTGACTTGTTACCAAGTTCTGAAAGTTCAAAGTCAAAAGTACGGGCTGCGGTTCGAGACATTGAAGTTTGGGACTTACAGAGCCGTTCATAAAAGCCGATCTATCACTTTTGCGGACACTCACACTTAAAAATAAAATATTATTATTTCAATAGGAGTTAAATTGAAAATTAAAGAAATGTTAGAAAAAAGAGAAGGACTTATTTCTGATGCTAAAGGTATGACTGAACTTGCTGAAAAGGAAGACAGAGACTTTAGCGAAGATGAGACTTCAAAATTTGACAGCCTAAAAAGCGAAATCAACGAACTTGGCGACAGAATAAAAGAAGCTGAAGAGTTGAGAAAAGCTGAAAAAGAAATTGAGGAAAGTAGACAAAAACTTGGAGTGGACGAGGAAGTCCTAGAGCCAGCTGTTGAGTCTATTGAAGAGCCTGGTGTTTATCACAGAGGGTCTGAAAACTCATTTTTGCAAGACGCTTTTAATGCTAGAAATGGTGATTTCTTAGCTCAAGACAGGATTAACCGTCATCAACAAGGTAACGGTGAAAAGAGAGACGTTGGAACTGGTGCATTTGCTGGTTTAGTCGTACCTCAATATTTGACCGATCTTGTTGCTACAAAAGCAAGAGCTGGAAGTCCATTCTATAACGCTTTACCTAAGGCACCTTTACCAGATAAAGGTATGAAGGTTGAGCTGTCTAGAATTACTACAGGTTCTGCTAATGCATTTCAAGCAACTGAAAACGCTGCACTTCAAGAGACCAACATGGACGACACTTTATATTCTGTAAATGTCAACACCATTGGTGGTCAGCAAGACGTATCTCGTCAAGCAATTGAGAGAGGTACTGACCTTGAAGGCATCATATTTAGTGACTTGATTTCTGCTTATTACACAGAACTTGATAATAAATTAATTAATGGAGACGGTACAGGTGGAGCACCTGAAGGCATCAGAAACGTTACAGGAATAAACACCGTAACTTATACCGATGCATCCCCAACTGTTGGAGAGCTTTATCCAAAATTAATCGATGCTATTCAAAAAATTAATAGCAATAGATTTGCTGCTGCTACAGCTATCATCATGCATCCACGTAGATGGGGTTTCTTTTCTGCTGGTGTAGATGGAAACTCAAGACCATTAGTATTGCCTGCTGGTAACAACCCAAGCGATGCATTTGGTGTTGGTGAGGCTGCTGGTTATGGCCAAGTTGTTGGTCAAATTGCAGGTTTACCTGTAATTGCAGACGCTAATATTGCAACTGATGATGGTGGAGGTAATAACCAAGACCAGATTTATGTTGTTAAAGCTGACGACCATATTCTCTTTGAAGAGACAGGTAGTCCGTTTAGACTAAGATTCGACGATGTCGGATCCGGGTCACTTTCAGTCAAGTTGGTTTGTTATGGTTATGTTGCTTATGCATCAGGCCGTTACCCAGCTGGAATTACAAAAATTCAAGGTACTGGATTAGTAA